AGATCCTAAAGATCCTAAAGATCCTAAAGATCCTAAAGATCCTAAAGATCCTAAAGATCCTAAAGATCCTAAAGATCCTAAAGATCCTAAAGATCCTAAAGATCCTAAAGATAAAGAAAAATCTCAATGTAAGGCAATTTACGATTATTATAAAAATGAAAGTAGTATTATAAGTTCTAGAGAAAAAATGAGAGATTCTTTATGTCAAGATAAAGGAACTGATGGAAAATATCCTAATATATTAACAGATGATAATGATAATGGATCTACAAATATTTATAAATGTACATCTACTATATTTGATACTAATAACCTTAATAAATTTAATGATACTGTTAAAAATTATTGTGGAAGTGGCGATAATATAACATCTACTGAATGTAAAGATTATTATAAAAATATTGAAGAGAAAGTATTAAATAATTTAAATTTAGCAATTAAACCAGAAGAAATAAAAACTTCGCAATCATTTACTAATAAAAATTCTGATTCAGATTTACATCAATATCAAAATATTGTTTTAGAATCTTATCAAAATAATATGAATGATATAGTTAATAATAATCAAGATACTAATATTAATTCAGATATTGAACCTTTATTACTTGTAGATAATAGTAATATTAAAATAACAAATGATGAGACAAATATGATTTTATATTTATTCTTATGGATTATATTCTTATTATTAATTTCTACTTTATTATATAGTTGTATTTATAAAAAATCAAAAACTAATCAATATAATTTAAATGTCTTGACTCCAATACCAACTATTTAATTTAAAATAAAAAAATTAAAAATATTTTATTTTTAATTATTATTTTTCTTTATTATTTTTAATTATTATTATTATTCATTATTAGATGCTTCATTATTAGATGCTTCATTATTAGATGCTTCTTCATTATTAGATGCTTCATTATTAGATGCTTCATTATTATTAGAAGTTGATTTATTAGAAGTTGATTTATTAGTATTATTACTATTATTAGATTTTTTTTTACTAAATTTATTTTTTAAGAAAAATCCTCCACCTAAAATAGATACTACAATAATTAATAATAAAACCCACCAATTTTTTTCTATCCAAGGTTGACATAATTCTTTATAATAATCAGTTTTTTTAAATTCTGTATTTGTTTTATTTGTTTCACAAAATTGTTTACAATCTTTATTATCTTTATTATTAATACAAAAATCTTTAATTTTAGATAATAAAGATGATTTATTTGTATTATCTTTAATACAAGCAGAATTATTTATATTAATAGATTTAATACAAGTAGTATCTTTAATAGTTTTTAATTCATCTTTATAACTATCACTAAGTTGAGATTCTTTATCCATTAATAAATTACATTTTTCAGTTAATATAATATCATTATTATTTTTTTTACATTCTTCAAATTGTCTAAAAGTATCAAAATCAGATGAATAAACTCTTTGCGGTTGAACATTTCCATTTTCATCAGAAACTGTAGTTAATTCTGTTAATAATTTATATTTTTCACTTATTTGATCACATATATCTTTATTTTCTGGATCTGAACAAAATTTACCTTGGTTTTTAATAACTTCTGGATTTGAATAATTTAATTCTACACATTTATTATTTAAATAATTATCTGAATTTTTACATATATTTTCTTGAATACTTAATAAATATAATTTGCCACCAACATCTGGTTTAATTGGTGGTTTTGATGAATTAGTTTTATCTACAAATTCTTTATTATAATATGTTAAACAAATTGGATTAATACTATTATTCTTATTTTCACAATAATTATTCATACTTTGAATATAATTTTTATAACTTTTTAATTCAGGGCTATTACAGTTAGGATCAGTTAATATATTCGCAATATTACATATAGGACTTTGAAAATTTTCTAAAATCGAATTATTTAATTTATTAGTGAAATTAGAAGTAATTTTATAATTATATATATTTTTATTAGTAAAATTTGATTTAATATTATTATCAGTTAATATAATTTTATCTTTTAAATAATAACTCCATTGATTTTTAGAATATCCTATATTTATCATTAAATTTTTAATTTCTTCATCTATATTATTAGATACTAAAGAATTTACAAAATCAGAATCATGTTGAATTTTTTCTGTTCTAATATTTTCTATAAGTTTTGAATGATTAGCTATTATATCATCAGCATAAAAATCTTTATTCATATGGATTTTTAATAAAATATATGCTGAATCTTTTGAACTTTTATAATATCTAACTATGAAAAAATCATTTTCTATATTACCTAAATCATAATTACCTTCATTATTTCTATTAATATTATCATTACCACTTACTCTTACATAACCTGGTAATGCATTTGCAGCATCGCCATCCCATGGATAAGAATCTCTCTTTTTATTATCTTGAAATGTTTTTTTATCATTATCTGTATAATATACATAAGAATTATTATCCCAATTTTGTTCTAATGTTATATTTTTATTTGAATCTATATCATAATTATTAGCATTATAAATATCTTTAGCTTTAGAAAATTTACTTGTATTTTTCCAAATTTCGTTATCTGTATGATAATACCAACCATGAAAATTATTACTTTGCCTATATTCATTTTTTTTAAGAATAAATTCATCTTTACTAATATTAAAAAAGTTTCCAAAATTATCTTCAGAAACCTTATAAACATTAGATTTATAATCTATCATTAATAATTTAGGTGAATCCTTCCAATGTGTATTTTTTAAATATTCTTTAACTTTTGTTTGTGCAATATTATCGGTATTATTAATAATTTTATTTTTTATTATATCTTTTGTATTTTTAATAGCTTTATTTATTAATTCACCTTTAGGAAAGAAATCTAGAATTTGAAACATTCCATTTTGTAAAACTAAATAACCTTTATTATTTAATTCTATGTTATGTAATGGCTGTCCACTAATAGTATATTTAGTTTCTCCCCAAATAATTTTATTATCAAAATATAATGCTAATTGATAATTTGGAGGGTCATATAGTAAATAATTATTTTTTTTTCTTTCATTTTCATCTTTCTTAGTATTTGTAGACCAAATACTTTTATTATCTTTATCATAAATAACTAAATTACAATCATTTTGCATTATTAAATTCCAAATACCATTAATCCATTTAAAATTATTAGAATATTTAATATAAGGATAAATTATATTTTGTTTTTCTAATGCTATTTCATCCCCACCTTTTAATTCTAAATAATAAGATTTATTTTCATTTGTTATATTATAGTATTTAGTTATAAATTCTAATGTTATTTTTGTTATATATTCTTTTATTTTATCATTAGAATCTTTTATAACTACTAAACCATTCGATAATAATTCTACATAATCTCCATTTGTTGCATTAGAATTTAATGATTTTATATTTTGCTTAGTTGAATTATAAATTATTATATTACCATCGGTTTGCATTGAAATAACAGCATCAGTGCTTTTAGTATCAATAGACCATATTTTACTAGTATTTTCAATTTGTTTATAATATAAACTTAAAGAACCATTTGTTTCAAAAGTTAAAGTATAATTTCCATTAGTCCATTTAAACCCTTGTGGATAACTAACATTTGGATAAATAATACTTTTATTTGTCAAATATTTTTCATCCCCAATTTTTAATAAAAAAGTGGAAATATTATTATTTTTTTGAGAATCTTTTATATAACATTGATCAATCTTATTTCTATTATTATCTTTTAATAGGTTTTCTTTAGACCAAGATGCTAATAATTTATTTACTTCATTAATATTTGGTAAATATCTTAAATCTTCTAAATTTGGAGTTGTTGATTTATCTAAATTTGGAGTTGTTGATTTATCTAAATTTGGAGTTGTTGATTTATCTAATGGCATATCACAACCTAAATATTTCCATTCTGTATGAATATCATCTTTCTTTTGACTTATGGTGATATTCTTTTTATCTGTAGTAGTATATGTATATGCACTATCTGGAAAACAATAAATATCCCTAATTTGAATTTCATTAATATATGGACCTTTATCTGTACTATATTTAGAATTTAAAGCAATTGGTGTAGAATTACCAAATTCATTATTACCACCATATCTTGGATTAATATATTCCCTCTTTCTACTTCTTGTAACTCCTTTACCGCAAGAACCATATGTTTTTGGATCATTACTTAAATCTTTATCCCAATCAGTATCGGATATATTCCAACTACTATACTTACCATCAATTGGTTTAGGATATATAGAATTAATATCTTCTAAATAAGTATTTAATATTTGGTTTTCTAAATTATTATAAGTGTTATAAAAATTTTTACATATTTCTGTATTTGTATTTTTAATATCATTACAATACTGTAATGCGGGATTTACAAATATATCTATTAAATATTTTTTATCAATAGTCGTATTACATTTATCTTTATCTAATAATAAATCATCAATTTTTTGCCAATCATGTGAAGAACTAAATGCATTACCATCATTATTAATTGAATTAGTAGTTTGAAAGAATATATTAAATTCTTCATTACTATTTTCAATTTCTATACATATCATATAAACACCTTGTTTAATAATATCAAAATTGGATATTCTACCACCATTATTATTAGGTTTTATAGTATTATCTAAAATTTTAAATTCCCAATTATTTAAATATATATTAAATTTTTTATTAAAATTATTTACTCGAAATCTATAAAAAGTTTCATTTGGAATATAAATATAAGTTAATAATTTAAGATTCATATTAACATATAATGAAGTTTTAATATTTAATGTATTAATATATTCTTTAGGTCTATCATCAACTAATGAATTGAATACAAAAGTATTAGGACTTTGGCCTAATTTATATTTAAATAATATAACTTTAGATTCAGAATTTAAATTAGTTGTTTCTAGCAATAAACAATTATATTTTTCATGAAATTCCTTTAAATCTTCTCTAAATGAAAATCTTGGTTGGGATGCCATTTTTATAAATTAATATTATATATATATTATAACTATTAAATAAATTTTTAAATTTAGAAATATATATATATTAAGTATACTAATGTAATTATTAATTTATGAATAAATTAATTTACTAACTATTAATTTAATGAATCATCAATTATCAATAAGTACTTTTTTAACTAATAATTCCCAAACTAATAATTTGCTAACTAATAATTTTCTAACTAATTATTTACCAAAAGAATTATTAATATATATATCAAATTATTTAATAGAACCAACATTAATTATAACAAATATTGGGTGGAATAAATATACAAATAATTATTATTTAGAATATGATAAAATTCATTTTCAAAAGTCTTTAAAAAAATATCATGATGTAATTAAATATCAAATTATTAATAATAATATTAATAATTTATATAATTTGTATTTAGAAATCAATAATTTAAATAATACATTAAGAAAATATATGCCCACTTACATTTTTTCTGATATTATTTTTAAAAAATATAAATATATTACATATAGAAGTTTAATTAATTTAGAATATGATAAAGAATTAAATATACAGAATAAAGAAATAGAAATATGTAATATACATATTGCTTCTATTAATAATATAAAAAAAAATATATTAAAAGAATTAAAATTTTTTATTAAAAAATATTTTGAATTTCAAACTAATAGTCATATTAATAAACAAAATAATTTATTAATTAATATATATATTCAATATCCTTTTTATTTATATATATTAGATAATATACAATTTTATATATAATTTTAAATTTATATTCTATTCTAATTACTATTTTAATTACTATTCTAATTACTAGTTTAATTACTATTACTAGTTTAATTACTAGTTTACTATTACTATTCTAATTACTAGTTTAATTACTAGTTTACTATTACTATTCTAATTACTAGTTTAATTACTAGTTTACTATTACTATTCTAATAATAAATCTCTTAATATTCTTTCTTCTTCATTAATTAAACTAATTAATGAAGATACCTTAAATTGATTTAAATCATTATTAATATTATCTAAATATAATTTAAAATATTGTCCCCAATAATGAATATGAAATTGTAATTTTTTAATAGTAATATATTGATAAAAATTATATAATGATTGTTCAATTCTATTAAAATTCAAATCATATTTATATATTTTTTTATCTAAAATATTATAATAATTATTAAATGAATAATTATCTATAAAATATAGGTGCGAATTTTTCCAATTATTTTCTATATATTTATTATCAATATAAATAGTATGTTGAATATTTCTCCAATATGTATTCATATTATAAATTTCATTAATAATTGTTAAAAATAAATTATATTGGTTAACTATAGTATATTTAAATCTTTTATTACTATTTTTAATATTATTAAAATTATTATTAAAATTCTCTTTATTCCATTTATAATTATATTTATTATTTAGATATTTAATATAATCATTTATTTGATTATTACTAAATGTTTTATTAATAATTATTTTTAACTCTCCATTATTAGTATAACAATGATCTTGAATTAAAATTGCTGGTTCTATTAAATATTCAGAGATTTTAAGTAAAATGTCTAAATTATTTGCAACTTCTAATTGACTCATTATTAAAGATTATTAAAAATTATTAATTTAAGTAATAAAATCTATTTAATAATATAATTTAATAATTAAATATTTTTAATTCAATTTTAAAATGATTAATCTTTTAGTTATTCTTATTATTATATTTTATACATCTTATACTATTTATTCTAATAGATATACATTCTTAATAAATAATTTATTAAAGGATAGGAATATAATATCAATAGAACAAAAACCACATTTATTAGAAAATCCTATAAATGAATTTTATATAAATACATCACATAATTCATATATTAATTCTATTCAACATTTATCAATTGTAAGAAAGGAAACTATACAAAATATATTACAATTAGGAGTTAGATGTATAGAATTAGATATTACTGATATAAATAATATACCTATAATAGCACATGGTAATAAAAAATATATAACAACTACTTATATATCATTAGAAAATATATTAGATACAATTTTAGAATATGGATTTAATACATCTGACCCATTAATTATATTTTGTGAAATATATAATCCAAATAATTTACAATTAGTAAAAAATATTAAACAAATATTTATAAATAAATTTAATAATAAAATAAGTAAATTAACTATTAATTTAGATGAAAATATTACAAATAAACCTATTAAATTATTTTTAAATAAAGTAATATTATTTGGTACTTTAGATCAATATAATATTTTATCAGAAATTTTTTATCCACAATCTAATTTTATTAATAGAGAACATAGTGATAAATTAAATTTAATTTATAATAATACTAATAAATTTGGTAAAATTTATTATGAAGAAGGTATTGGATCATTTTTATCATTGAATATAAATTTTATACCTTTATGGAAAAATAATTATAAATTAATTGGTATGAATTATCAAATGAAGGATAAATTATTATATGATTATTTATATTATTTTAAAAATACCAGTTTTATACATGAATCTGAATTAAAATTGAATTAATATAATTATAATATAAACAATTTAAAAATTATCTAGAATTATAATTATCTAAAATGCTAAATCTAGTTTATTATCTATTATATAAATCATATTATCAAAAACATAATAATACTAATACTAATAAAAAGAATAATTCTAATAAAAATAATGATTTAGATAAAAAAAATAAAATTGAATTAAATAAAATTAAATATAAGTGTAATTAAAGTATAATTATAGTATAATGTTTATTTATAAGAAAAAGGATAAATTTTATACTAAATATACTTGTAAACAATTAAATTTAATTTATAAAAATATTAATAATTATCAATCTAATATTTATAATATTAATAGTATTTTTAAATTAATAAATAAAAAACAATTATTAATAAATAGATTTATTAATTTAAATAAAACTCTTATTAGATATTTTAAATATATTAAAAAAGATAAGAATTATAATCAAGTTATTTTAAATAGAATAATAGATTTAGGTGTACAAATATTAGATATAGAAAATAAATTAAAAAAAATAGAATGGGAAGAAGATTTAATAATAAAATCTTTTAAAATATCTAATATACAAACAATTAATAATATTAAATATATATTTAATAATTTTAAAAATAAATTTAATTAATATATTATTATTTTTTTATTAATATACTTATATTGATTAAAAAATTTATTTTTTAAATGGCTTTATTTAATTTTGGAGAATTTTATAAATCTTTTATTAAAGTTAATTTAATAGAAGCACCTATAGTTGGTGTATTATTAATAATATTATTTTCTGTAATATTATTTTTATTAAATTTTAGTACTTTAATAAAAAAAAATCATAATATTCATATGATGTTATCTGTATTTTTAGCAGGTGCACTTTTTCATATTTTATGTGAATATAGTGGAGTTAATGTATGGTATAGTAAAGATTATATTGAATTAATATCTAAATCAAAGGATAGAAGTTAGATTTAATTTTAATTAGTTTCATTTTAATTAGATTTAATTTTAATTAGTTTCATTTTAATTAGATTTAATTTTAATTAATTTAATTTTAATTAGTTTCATTTTAATTATATAAAATATCCATACAATTTTCCCAACATATATCCATTTTTTCATTAAAATTATCATAGATATCTGTAATTGTTTTAGATACATAAATTGGTACTTGATTTAATTCAAAATATTTTTTTTGATTCATATATAATTGATTTAATTCCTTTAATACATATTGATATTTAATATTATGTCTATAAAAATAATAATTTATATTTTCAATATTATTAGGATAAAATGGTTTATATAGTTTCATATTTTTAATAATTAAGTCTATTTTATAAATATTTATATTATTTTATTATATTATTATATTATTATTATATTATTATATTATTATTATATTATATTTATATACATTTATATACATTTAATTAAAAATATAGAATGAATAAAATAATTATATTAATTATATGTATTTTATTATTAATTATAGTATTATTACATATAATAGAAAAAAGAACAAGTATTAAATATAATAAAATTAATATTTCTGATAATCAATTAATAAATTTATTATATTCTAAAAATACTAAAAATATTAATTTATATTATATAAATTTAGATTCATCAATTAATAGAAAACAAAGATTTTTACAAAGATTACCTAAATATATAATACCTATAAGAATTAATGCAATAACACCAAATACATTACCAAATATTAAAACTAATATAAGATTTGATCATTCTAAAGATAAAAAAATTTTATCTTGTACTGCTTCGCATTTAAAGGCTATATATACTGCTTATCATAATAATGAAGATATAGTATTTATTTCTGAGGATGATGTTATTTTTATAAAAAATATTAATTGGTATCAATTAATAAATTTAGCACCAAATAATTGGGATATTATTCAATTACATATATGTTGTTTACCAACAATAACTGAATCTTATAATCCAATATATAAATATAATAAAACTAATACATTATTTTTAGAAATAAAAAATCGTATAATTCCATCTGCAGCATGTTATTTAATAAATAGAAAAGGTATGCAAAAAATATTAGAAATGTATATTCCTAATTATAATGATAATAATTGGGATAATATTAAAGTATTAGATTTCACTAAACATCCAGAATCTTATGCTGCTGATGATTTAATATTTTATAATACTAATAGATATGTTTGTACTCAGATATTAATTGATGTTGATGGTATAGATAGTACATTACATCCAGAAAATTTACCTAAACATAATATTACAAAAAAATATATACAAAATAATTTATAAATTTCTTTATATTTAATTTTATATATTTAATATTATATATAATAATATATAATAATATAATTCATATAAAATGATTTTATGTATAGTTAGTATAATTTTTTTAATTATATTAACTATTATATTTTTAACAATATTATCAACACCTTATTATTATGATTATTATATAATTAATTATAATTATACGCCATTTAAAAACTATTTAAATCATATGAAAAAAATATCTCATTCTAATAATATCAATGATTATAATAATTATAAAGTTATATTTTTATATTCACATGATTATTATAAATTACCAAATTCTGCAAATTTATCAATTAAAATAGTAAATGAATATTGTAAAAAACATAATTATGAATTAATTATTAAAAATCATTATCCTAATAATTCTATTAGTCCTTATTGGCTTAGGGTTTATGATTTAATAGAATTAAGTGAAAAATATGATGAAAAAACATTATTTGTATATTTAGATTTAGATGCTACTATAAATCCTAAATATTTTAATATAAAAATAGAAGATTTAATTTCTACTATTGATAATTATAATAATCATATATATGATATTTATATTGGTAAAGATAATATTAAAGAAAAATTTATTAATACAGGTGTAATGTTTTTAAAAAATACAAAAATAACAAAAGAAATATTATATAATTGGATTAAATTATATAATAAAAATAATTGGAAATTAATAAAAAAAAAATGGAAATGTTATACTAATATTAATTATACTGATGAATGTATATGGGCAGGTAAAGAATATGAACAAGGAGCATTAGATTATTTATATATAAATAATTTTAATAATATTAGAGATAATATTAAAATTTTACACATGAGTATTTGTTCTAATAGATATATAGATTATGATAGTTTTATATATCATTTTATGGCATTTTCAGAAAATGATAGATTACCAAAATTAAAAAGACTATTCTTTAATTTAAGATATCCAAATTCTTTTAAAGAAAAAAATTTAGAACAAATATTTAAATATAAATGATAATATAAAAATAATACCTAATATTTTATTTCAAACTTATTATAATAAAACTGTAATTCCAAAATATATTATTAATACACCACAACATAAAATTTATAAAAAAATATTTATTGGAAGAGATCCTACATTTCTATGGGGATCATTAAAAGTAAATTATTTATTTTGATTTTTAATTAATATATTTCTTGCAGCATTTATATCTCTACAAAATTCATTATTACAAAATTTACAAGTATATTTACGTCTTTCACTATCATCTTCATTAAATATTCTACCAAACTTATTAAATTCTCCACATACACCGCACTGAACGGATGTAAATGATTCTTCAACTATTTTAATAGTCTTATCATATAAAGATGCAATTTCTAATAAAGTATCTAAAAATTCTTTATGTGAAACAATTTTTAATAAATTATCTTCAATTGTATTCATTTTTTTTGAATTAATATTTCCTTTATTATTTACTAATCCAACATAAATAATATCATATTTTGAACAAATTAATTTAGCTGAAGATATATGTAATTCTTTAATTAAACTTTTAATTATATTATCTTTAATATTATATTCTAATTTATTATTTTGTAATATTTTATCAATTAAACTATAATCACTTTTAATTTTATAACATAATCCATCTAATCCATATAATGAAATAAAATTTTTACATCCAACATCAATACTACATACTTTATCAATTTGATAAAATTTATTTGATAATTTATAATTATAATAAATAATATTAAACCATGAATTATTTTTTATTTTTTTCCAATATTTTTCATTTTTAAAATATGGAATATAATAATTACAAGATTTTATTATTTCTTTATTAATTGGTTTATTTTTAATATTTTTTAATTGTTTTAACATTATTATAATTTGATACTTAAAGAATTAAATAATCTATATTTTATTTTTATTAAATTTTATAATTAAATTCAATTTTAATATAGTTTAATTAATTAATTAATATAAACGTAATTAATACTTAATAATAATTAAAATTTAAATAAATATGAGTGAAAGTGTAGATATTTCAACTTCTACTGAAAATTTAAATGAAATTAATAGTAATAATCAAAGCAATAGTAGAGCATTTAATAAATTATGTAAATTCTTTTTAAAAGGAAATTGTAAAAAAAATAATTGTCAATATAAGCATGAATATCCAGAAAATAAAAATTATAAAAAAAATAGACATGCTAGTTTAAAAAATAAAAAAAATACTGAATGTTTTGAACCTATGAATAGACCAGTAGATTTAAGAATTTTATATGATTTAAATACTGATTATATTAATACAGAATTATCAGATAGAGATTTATTACTTATTCCTAATTTATTTAAAAATTTTCAACAATATGAATTATTTGATAAATTAGTTGAAGAAGTTTCGAAATTTAATTCTGATTTAGAAAATAAAGATTTATTAAAATTATGGCATGGAAATGATAAAATTGACGGCACTCATTGGATTGCTGATGATAAATTAAAATGGAAAGAACATTGTCCTACATTTAATTCTATTTTAGATAAATTAGTTGATTATTTTAATGTTGATATTAAAGCAACTAGATTTAATTGGTATTCAGATACAGATCAATGGAAACCATTTCATCATGATGCAGCCGCATTTGATCCTAAAAAATCAAAATCTCAAAATATAACAATTGCCTTATCATTTGGTTGTACACGATATACAGCATTAGAATTTGCTGAAGATAATAAAAATAATCAAAAAACTACTATTAGTATTCCAATTGCTGATGGTGAAATTTATGCATTTACAAATACAACTAATAAATTATGGAGACATGGTATTTTACAAGAAAAAAATTATAAACCAGAAGGTAGAATTTCTATTATTATTTGGGGATGGGTTAATAATATTACACAGAAAATTTAAATCTTTTTAATTTATATTCAGAAGAAATATAATATAAATAAGTATTATTATTTTTTTCTATTAATTTATTATTAGATAGTAAATTCATCTTATATTGAATAAATGGAGATTCTGGGTGTAAATAATCTTCTAATAAATAATTACTATAATTATTTAAAATCTTAATTACCTTTTTATATTGAAATAGATAATTAATTAAAATATATTTAACTATATGATCTTTTTTTTCTAAAGGAATATTTTTTATTTCATTATTATAATATATATAAGTAGATATATATACTGGATAATACCCCTTACCATTTAAATATGTCCAGGATGGCAAATAATATAAAGTATCATCAAAATAATTTTTAGATTTATAAAATCTCATTATATATATTATTATTGGAGGTGTAATTAAAGTTTTATGAATAAATACTTTAAACCCACGATTATTATATTTTATATAACGTTTAATAAAATTATTGAATTCATGATGATTAGATAAAACTCTATTAATAAAATGATTTAATGACATAGTTGCTATATTATTTATAATAGCATTCATATTATTAGTATAAATTTTTTTATTTTTATAATAATTTTTAACAATATCATAATCAAACGTATGTAATAATATAGTTTCAATATCACAATTAATAAAAATTAGTTGAATTTGTTTTTTATCATCATTTTCAAATGTTAATAAAAGTTTTAAATATTTTCGTAAAGAATGATATTCATTATTAGATTCATTATTAGTTTCATTATTAGTTTCATTATTAGTTTCATAATTAGTTTCATTACTATTAGAATTTATTTTATTATAAAGATATTTAAGCTGTTTAATTATTTTTATATATTTTTGATTATTTGTATAATTTTCAATATTATAAAAATATCTATATATAAAATCAATAATTAGAAATATTCTATTTAATTTAAACTTTTTAATATTAATATATATATCAATATCTGAATTTTCATAAATAGTATTTTTAATTAATTGTAAAATACTAGAACCAGAAATACTAATATAATTACTATTAATTAATTCTAAAAAGTAATTTAAATTATCATCATTAAGATTTAATATTTTATTAATAGTATATTTAAATTGTTCTACATTATAATTAATTTCTGTAAACATTATTAAAGTATTAGAAATATTATTAAATGTTATAACATAATAAAAAAAAATTCAATTTTATATTAATTCTAATATTAACAATTTTTATATTTATTTACATTTTTAATAAGATAATTATCAATATATACATTATCTAAGAATAATTCTAATTTATTAATATCTGACATAATAATATTTTTTTCTATAATATTAATATTATTAGATTTTAATACATTAACTAATTTATATTTTTTATTATATAAATATAATTTTCTAATAGTATTCCAAGTGATTGCAAAATCCCAAGTTGCACCATTTTCTAATAATTGCATTATAAAATATTTTTTATATGATTCATGAAGCTTTTTATTAAAATATATATATTGAATTAAAGCTACCCCATTATTATCTATAATATTTAAATTAATATTATAACTTAAAAATAAATCAAATACTTGTTTATTTTGCATATCTACAATTGTAAATAATGGATGAGTTGATTCAACAAAATATTGATCATAAAAATTATAAAACTTATAATTATTTAAATTTAGTGATGACAATTCATCAAAGTCATAATTTAAATATTCATTATTATTATAAAATTCTAAAGTTGTAAGATTTAATAAATATTTTATAACTTTTAATTTATTTTGTTCAATTGCTAAATGTATTAAATATTTATCAGATTCATAATAAGTTAAATTATAATTTATATAATTTTTTTGTAATTCTTCTAAATTTTCATTATTAATATGATCTTCAAATATAGTATCAATTAATTCAGAATCTAAAATCATTTTTATTATTTTATAATAATAATTCAATTTTAAAAACTACACATTTGTATTATTTTTTATTAGTATTTATATTTTTATTAATATCAGTATTAGTAGTTTCACTATTATTAATTTTATTTTGTTTTATTATATTATTCAATTCTTTAAGTTTCCATAAATTATATAATACATAACCTTCCATTCGATTGCTAAATCTCATATTTTAAAATTGAATATTTTAAATATGAATTCAATAATATTTTAATATATCTACTTATAATTTAAGCATATATTAATATGGTAATTATTTCAGATAATAATAATTATTGGGATTTATTATCTAAATATAAAGAATTACCATATGCATTTATATTAACTCATCAAGATAATCTTAATTGGTTAAATATATTTGATTATCATAAACATAAAACAAATGCAAAATTTATTATTAAATTTGAAAAATATTGGATTAATAATAATGAATGCAAACATATAATATTTGATTATACTTTATTTGATGAGTTAACTATATCATTTTATCCTAATTTTATTGATTGGAGATGTAATATGATATATAATAATTTATCTATAGATTTTATAAAATTATATAAGGATAATATATTAAAACAATATATAGAAAGATTACCATATGATGAATTTATAGAACTATGTTCTAAAAATAAAGAATATTATAATATCTTTATGTTAGATTACATAAGATTTAATAAGAAGCCAATATATATTGAAAATTTGATAGAATTTTTATTACAACCAAAATTAATGTATAAATATATTATGATTGGATATGATTATGAGGGAAATAAGATAAATTTAGAATGAAAGTTAATAAAAAAAAAATTGAATTTTTTTTTGTAAATAATGTACTATTGATCAAGCAAAGGAGCACGGTTATCAATAGGAAAGCATCAACGAACTTATCA